CGATGAATTGGATCTTCTTGATGCCCTTGGGCCGAAGTTTCGATACATGGTCGACCCGGCACTTGAATACGCGAATAGTCATGCTGCTGTCTCCTGTAAGGCTTCATGGATGTCACGCGACACATGCGTCACGTCGTAATCCCCATGCTCGATCATGGCGGGGAGGAAGCCGTCTCCACGCACCTCTATGAAGCTGGGGAATTTGCGGATCAGCGGAGCCATGAACTCGACCTGCATGATCAGCTGGGGGCTGGTCAGGTACGCCTCACCACCGCAAGTGACCCAGAGCCGACCGCCCGGCGAATTGCGATAGACGTGGCTATTGCCGGTGAAGCTGCCCGTCACGCCGAAGTAAGTCACTGACGTATGACCGCGCCTGAGAGCGGCGTACGTCGCCGTCCCCGCTGCAGACGTGTCGTGTAAGATCTCGTCAGGGCCGGAGCCCAGTATCATCATCTCAATGTCAGCGCCCTGCGCGATCAGCCGGTCGACGATCAGCGGATTGAGGCGCTCTGCAATGACGGCCCTCTTGACGCCGTCGACCGTCCAGAGACGGTTCCCCAGCGGATCGATGGTGTAGTAAGTCGCGTTGATGCCCTCGGTCTTGAGCCAGTGCCAGCAATCGTTGATGGCCCAGATTTCGCCGTCCCAGTCACGCAGCTCGTCGAGGTGATCGAGCAGCGCAGGACTACCCCCGACGACAGCAAGACGGGGGGCCACGGGCCCGGCCTCCCCCAAGCGGGGAAGACCGAGACCGAGGCTGTAGTCCCGCTGCGCGGCCAGCCGGTCGAGTGGGATCGCCGACTGGCCGGAGAAGGGGATCTTCGCCATTAGGCGATGAGACCCTTGGTACGGAGTTCCGCTTCCAAAGCCCGGATCGACGCAACCGCCGTAGCGATGGTGGCGTTCGTGGCGATGGTCGTGATCGTCGCCTGCGCCGAGGGCGTGCCCCCGAAGAAAGCGATCTTATCAGACGACGTGAGGCCGAAGCACATGCCGTCGTCCGCGTTCTTGCCAATGTATTCGACTGCCATGATGCAGCTCCTTTGGCTAGAGGTTGTCCAGACGAGCGCCAAGTGGCATCCAGATGGACACCGCTTGGCAACCGGCGTCTAGTTCATGCCGATGCGGCAGGCGAACTCAGGACGGATCGTCTTGTAGCCGTAGTAGACATCAAGACGGCAGGGCATGGCATCGTTGTTGATGTCGTAGTCCCGCACGATCCGCATCGAGATCCCGTCGAGCACCTGACGAGCGCACCAGTCCACGCCTTCCGGCTTGATCAGGTCAGCCGTCGCGAAGGTGAAGGCATCCTCGTGGTACGCCATGCTGATCTTGTAATCAGCGGACGCCCCGATGGCCGTCGACCGGTCACTCTCGACCTTGTTGACCTTGTCGGTGTTGGCGATGGCCGCGAAGATGTTCTGCTTCGCGCCCGTGGCTGTCGGGCTCGGAGAGACGGACAATGTCGTATCAGTCGCCGAGTAATCCGACGTAACGACGAAGCCCTGCAGCTGGCCGGTATCGGCCTTGCTCTCCGGGTGACAGCGGTTGACAGTGTCGACGTAGACAATGTCGCCCTTCAGCAGCGTGCCGGAGCCCTCGGAGCCGGTCGTGATGTCACCACCCGACACCGTGCCGTCGCAGAGGTGGTCGCCCGTGCCGTCGTCCGATCCCGTGGTGTGGGTCGGCCACAGCGTGTTCTCCATGATGTTCTTGAAGCCCAAGCTGTCGGATGCGACACGGCCTTCCCGGTAGTTCTTACCGAGACGGCTTTGGTCGTTGAACAGGCCCGACAATGCGGCGACGAGGTCGACGTTGTCGGTCGTGTTCAGGTTCAGGGTGCGGTTGCCCGTCGGACAGAGGTTGTCCGTCAGTACCTTGCCGGTCGTCAGGACATCGGCGAGCGTGACCGTGGCACCCACGTCACTGACCTCGTTGTAGATGTCCTTGTACATTGACATGGCGTCGGCCTCGATGTTCGCCGCAAGAACCGACATTGCCGGGTCGATGTAGCGCTTCGAGAAGTCGTCGATGTCCATGGTCAGCTCGGCAGCCGTGAAGTTCATGTCGACACCCTTCTGGGTGGCAACCTGCAACGTCACGGACGCTTCGGCAACGTCCTGCGCATTCAGCGTCGCGCCGGAGCGGACAACGAACTGGTTGGGCAGGCGGATCTTGAGATCGGAACCGATCTTGGCACCGGTCTTGGCGTACTGATCATCGTATTGGCGATTGATGGTGCCCACGAAGTTCAGCTTCTGATGCAGGATGCGCAGGCATTCGCGCGTCACTGCAGTCGGCGTGAGTAAGGTGTTAGCCATTTAGGCTACTCCTCTGTCAGGGTTGATGACTGAGGAAGAGCTAAGCGCGGCCCTCCCTCTCGGCCACCTGTTTGTTACGCTGACGGACCCAGTCGTCGATGGGCATCTTGTCGGGGTCTTTCCGGCCCCCCTGCCGTCGTCCCTTCACTTTCGCGACAGGGGTGGCAGGTTTAGGCTTGCGTTTGACCTTGCCCTTCTTCTCTGCTTCCGCTTTGGCTTTCGCCTGCGCCTTCAGGTGTTGGTCCCACTTGTAAGCATCGTGCAGGATTGAGAGCAGCGGCTTGTCCACTGTCGTTCTCAACTGCTGCTCATTAGCCCCTTTGGAGATGGCGTACTCCGCCATGCCCTGTTCGACTTCTGGGGACCAGCCATCAATCTCCTGCGCCAACTCGGATCTGGTCGTTGCCGCGCGCTCCACGAGATCCTCGTGTTGCAGCTTGGCAGCCTCTCCGACTTTTTGCTGAAGTCGTTGATTAGCTATGTCGCGCTGGTTGGATAGGTTCTGACGCATGATGTTGAGGCGCGACGCCTCAACTGGATCGTCTATCGCCAGCGCGTCCCAGTTGATCTTGTCGAACTGGGAGAGCTGCTGGTCGATCCCGTAAAGCTCGGCTGCGTCAACGAACTGCGCCTCGCGAAGTTGGAGAACTTTGGCGTTGTGTGCCGCCGTCTCCTCGACTTGCGTGCGCTGCTCTGCCAGCTCTTGGGTCTTCCGGGTGTGGTCGGCCTTCAACATGAAGCCGTCCTGAAGCGCCGGAGGCACTTCGTACTCAACGCCGTCGTGCTCGATGGTGACTAGCTCCGGGGGCTGGTCCTCGTCGTCGCCTTCACCGTCGTCCTCTTCGTCGTCAGGGTCGGTGTCGGCGTCGTCTTGGTCGTCATCCTCCTCGGCGTCGTCTCCGTCGTCGGTGCTGTCTTCCGTATCGTCGGCCACGTCATCGTCGTCATCCGGCGTGATGAAGTCCTCTTCCTTGAAGGGCTCATCGTCGGCAACGGTGGGCGTGTCCTCAACGGGTGCCGGTGCCGGTGTGGCGCTGGCGTCGTCCGTTTCTGATAGCGACATTTAGTACGCTCCTGTATGAGGCACTGAGCGCCTCTGGTTCGTAGCGACTAGTGGTGCCTAGTGCCCCGCGAAAGGCGATATCCTGTCTAGTGGATGGCCCCGACTAGTCGCCACATCGGTTCTACCCCATCAAATGCGGCTCGTCCAGTGTTGGCTGAGCCGCTTGGAGTAGCTGAAGCTCCAATTGCATCTGCTCCGTCTTGGCCTGCGCCAACTTCAATTCGGCGTCGGCGCGGTCCTTTGCAGCCTCCGCCTCCATGGCTTGACGATCATTCTCGGCGCGATACATATCGACGCTGACCTTCTCCATGGCCGCGTCGGCTTTCGCCGCCTCGATGTCTAGCTTACGGTTCTCCAGCGTCTTGTCGGCCTTCAGTGCCTCAAGCTCCGCACCGGACTGCTGCAGCATCTGCATGCCCTGCTGAATCTGCTGCTGCAGCGCCATGACCTGCGGGTTGGGCTCTTCGTCGCCGTCCCCCTGCAGCCCCGGAGGCAGCAGCGTCTTGAGGCGCTTGGCGATCTCGTCGGCCCTCGGCCAGTCGAGGCTCTCGGCGAGGATGTCGCCGATGATCGGCGCGGCGTCGGGGTACGAGCGCAGCAGCTCCGTCATCTGCGTCGCCGCCTCCTCGCGCCGTGTCGTGAAGCTGGGCCCCGCCTTGACCGTGATGTCGTATCGGCCCGCCGTCAGATCGTAGATCCGCATGACGGGCTGCTGCGTCTCAGGATCGAGCTGCGGCTGGCCGTGCTCGTCGAGCATCGGCTGACCGGGGATCGGCTGGTTGACCGGCACCGTGTCGGGCGTCTCGTCTTCTCCCATGATCCGCATGATGCGCGCCTCGTTGTAGACGTGCGGGATCAGATCGAGGACGACGAGCCCGCCATGGCGGACGGCGCGCGTCATGTTGTCGAGGAAGTGGAAGGTCGAAACGTCGCCCTCCATCTTGCGGGCGCGGATCGCGACGCCGCTGGTCTCGTTGGAGCGCGCACCGAGGCTGGCGTCGTATAGCCCCATGGTCGACTTCATGTCGTCGCTGGAGGTGTTGGCTTCGTTGACGGCACCGCCGGGTAATCCGGCGAAGGGCTGCCGTTGAGGGGAAGGCGCGAGCAGCCCTTCGTCGGTAACGACCGGCTCGTACTCAAGGTAAGCGTGGCTCGCCTTGTTGGCCGTTTCCCAGCGGTCGTCCTCGTCGAACGTCCCCGCAGGTCCGACCCACGGAGCCTTCGGCGCAAGCGCGACCAGCTCGGTCGCCGCCGTGCGCCAGTAGTTGTACATGCGCTGGCTGTCCTTGGCGAACTTGATCAGGCTGTGGAAGTAGCGCTGCCCCTCGATGTTCACCTCGTCGCCGTAAACCGGGATGATCGGGATGAACTTGCCGGTCCACTCGTTCTTCTCAAGGATCTGCTGACCGTTGATGATGTACTGCACGACCTCGTAACCGGCGACCTCGCGCTCAGCCTGAACGGTGACGCCGTTCTCTTCGAGGTACGCCTTGATATGAGGCTCGTTGAGATCGTCGTCGGCGAGCACCTGACCGTCCGACATCTTGTAGATCTTCTTCGCAACCTCGGTGCGGACCCAGTACTCGGCGACGCGGACCTGCTTGTCCTGAAACCACTGATCAGTGCTCTCACGGGCGCGCAGCACCTCGAAGTCGACAGGGTCGGCGTCGGGGTACTGCTCCTCAAATTCGTTGAGCTTGAGCAGCTCCGTTACGAAGCAGACGTTCCAGTCAGAGCTGTCGGCGGCGGTGCTCGACGGATCACCATATACCGTGAAGGGGTTGCCGATGCGATTGATGCGGATGTCTCGATCAAAAGTCCAATCGTTGCTGTATTCAACATCGACGCGGAAATACCCGATACCACACGAGACGGCGCTATCAATGGCCGTGTCGTAGGCAATGTCCGCTTTGGACTGAACTTCGATGTTCCTAACGATGCCATTGAGGATCTCCGCTGTGTCTGGGTCGGCCTTGTCGTCGACCGGGTGGGTCTTGATCGATGGTTTGTTCTGGCGTGCGTCGTTGACGATCTGCCTGATGAACGTCGGCATGCGGTTGATGGTCAGCATCGGCCTGCCGTCCGTCGTGCGCTGCTGAGCGTCGGCCTCCTCCCACTGCTCGCCCATGCGGCCAAACAGCAGATCCTCCAGCATGGTCTTGCGGTTCTCGCTCTCGCTCTCTTCGCAGGCCCTGAAGTCCTCCTGCGCCTGTGCGAGGAGATCCTCGACCTCGGTCTTGCTCATGCCGAGATCGGTCGCGTTGTCAGTCTCTGCCATATCCTATCCCATCCATGTGACTTGGGGCTTGCGCCGGGCGCGCTTCTTCTTCGGCTTCTTGGCCTTGTTGACGATGCTGGGGAACAGCTCCGTCATCCCCCAGATGAAGCTCTCCGCCCGATCCGGGCTCTCATCGCCGTCCGCTTGATAGCCCGACGCCGTGAAGAGGCAGAGCTGATCCTCCAGCTCAGGGAACGATCCGGCGTAGCCGATCATGCCTTGAGAGCAGAGTGAACTGATCGGCTCGGCGCGGACGTGCTTGCCCCGCGTGGCGTGGACCTCGATGATCTTACCGCCCTGATCCTTGGGCCGTGCGGTGCGCAGCGTGTGGCGGCACATATCGCCGCCTTGGTTCTTCTCGATGACGACGGCGTCGGCTTCCCACTTGTCGTAAAGCGCCCACGTCGTGTCGGCCCACTGCTGGGGCGAACCCTTACGGCTCCAATCGTCGAGGAGGTAACCCTTGCCGTTCGTCGCCTTGGCGGTCGCCGTGATGCCGTGCTCGTCGCTGGTGTCGGTGTCGCTGACGGCGGGATCGACGTTGACGGTGATACGCTCCAGCTCGATGCCGTCCCTCTCCAGCTGCTCCAGCGTCGTCCGGTTATCGGCGATCTCCTGCCGGGACCAGATCGCGCCGATGGCCTGCGGCTCATAGTCGCCCTCCCAGATGAAGGCGTAGCGGTCAGGCTTGGTGCGCTTGTCGTAGAGGCGCTCTTCCTTGAGGGTCGACGGGAAGAAGGGATTGTCGCGCCAATTAACGTTGACGATCAGGCTGTCGGCGGGCGGGTCATCGCCTCGGTAACGCATGTCGATGGGGTCGGACTTGTGGCGCGGGTTCCAGCTGGCCCAGATCTCCGATCCCTCTTTACGGATCGTCGGGATCAGGATCTCCAGAGAGTTGGCGGAGACGGTCATCGCCTCCTCGATCCACGCGATGTCGATGCCCTCGTACGACTTGATGCTGTCGGCGGTGTGGTCACTTAGGCCGGTGAAGATGAACTGGGTGCCGTTCTCCCCCCGGATCTCCGTCGCGAGAACGAGGTAGAACTCCTCCAGCCCCAGTAGCTCGATCTGCTCCTTGAGGAGAAGGTACACGCTTTCTCGGATCGACTTCTGGATCTCGCGGCAGCAGAGGATGCGGAGCTTCTGCATGCCGCCCATGAGCAGGAGAGCCTTGGCGATGCTGTGGGACTTGGCGGAGCCGCGCCCGCCGTAGAAGGCCTTGTTGCGGTAGGGCTCGAAGACCTCGCCGAAGGCTTCGGGGAGCTGCACGTCGACGGGCGCGCCGACGATCTCTTCCGGGCTCTCGACGACCTGCAAGCTCATGTGTCGGCCTTTGGTTTGACGAGGGTGACTTGAAAGAGCGGCGGGCCACCGCCAGCGCCTTGGTGCTCGTGGACCTGATGCTCACGGAACTTCTTGGGGCGTCGGCCCTTGAGCATGAACATCAGCAGCACGTCGCTGTGCTTCTGGACCTTACCGACGAGCTTGCCGCCTTGGTAGACGGGCTGCTCGACGCCTTGGACGGCTCGGCGTGTCGCCTCCTCCTCCATCGCGTCGATGCCCTTCGACCAAGCGGCTTCCCACTTGTCGTAGAACTTCTGATCCTTTTCACGGGCAGCGTAGACAACGGAGCGTGTGTACTTGGCTTTCTTGCAGGCGGCACTGACGTTTGCGTACTCACTCAGTGCCTTGAAGAACGCACGATCCTTTTGTGCTGTCCGGCTTGTCCTGTTTGCCATGACAGCGATCTGTACACTATTCCGAGGCCTCGCGTCTAGTCTCAAGCCACCACAAGGCCATCAGAGCAGCCTCGGCGATGCCATTGTTGGCCAGTACCAGCCACAGCGACTTGTGCTCAGGGAAGCGCTGGCGGGCGAGGTCGAGGCTCTCACGTTTGTCAGTGCCCAAGCCGAAGTGCTTCTTCCACTGCTTCGGCGTGACGGTGCTGACCTGCTCGGCGAGGCCCCAGCCAACGCCGTGAGCGACGCCCGTGCTCAGGCCAAACATGAAGCTCGACGCGACGCCCTGAGCGGGCATCGCCGCGACGTGCTCGATGACGCAGTGATGAGCGCGCTGCCGCTTCATGCCCTTCTCGATCTTGTCGAATAGCGTCGGCGCGCAGAGCGTCCGCTTCTTGCCGTAACTCGTCGTCGGCGCGCGATCACACGCCGTGATCGCGTAGTCGTACGGCGGATCCATCGAGCGGTTCTGCAGCACCGCCCAGCCACCGCTCACGCCGGGGTCGATCCCTATGACAATCATCGCCAGCCTCCTCTTTCCTCTGATTGGTCCCAAGGCCCCTAACGGTGTGTAGCCACTCCGTGGCTCCCACCCCCGTAGGGGGCCGATAGTACGAGAGTATAGTTAAACCCTTGATCCTACTCACTAAAACTCTATTCCGCGCAACTCTATTCGCAACTATAGTTGCCTATAGTTTAAGTCATTGATAGTACTGCATAATCCCCGGAATAGAGTTCACAGCTATCGGCGCGCCCGAATAGAGTTGGCGTGAGCGCTTCACGAGGCCCAGAACTTCCAGCACCAGCGCGTCTTGGCTGAGGCCTCCGGCGTAGCCCGACATCGCCAGCGTACCGAGGTAGAGATGCACGTCGCTGATCACGTCGTCGGGGATCTCGTCGCCGTCCCGCTGCAGATCGCAGATGATGCACATCACCAGTTCTCCCATTGCCAGTTGGA